TTACTAGGTCTGTGCTGTAATATATTGTTTGTATGCCATAGCAAGTGGCAACATATTTTCCATCGCTATACGCTAGGTAGTTAAAATAGCCGGAAGGCGTTGCAAACGGAAGTGCAACTGGCGTCCATGTTTCACAATCGCTACTTCTATATAGTGTACCAACACGGGTTTGTATAAAAAATTCATTGTTCAAAAAGTCAACGCGGACTACGCGCTCGCCGTCCGGGGAAGCGTGTGTTACCCACGCGTGTAAATCGGTGGAGGTGTAGTATTCCGTTTGGCTGTTTGTTTGCAAACAAATACCGTTTCCGTAGGCGGTCCATTTATGAGCCTCCATGTTATATCCTTTTACGGGTATATCGTTATTTAACTCCCAATCCCCTAAATAAGAGGTGCTTGCCGCGCTGTCGCGTTTAGGCACATACACGCTCCCGCCACGGTTAAACAGCCCTCCGGCCACACGCGGGTATCCGTTTTTAAGTTGCCGGCAAGAGTATGCCGATACTTGTAAATCGGTCCGTGCCTCAATTTCGGGGGAAACTAGGCCGTTGTTAAATTGCGCTAATGCGGCGTTTAATCTACCACCCATGTGCGGCCTCCCAAGAAGTCGGTTTTAATTGTTTGATGGCCAATTGGATGGCGTTGGAACGTTTAGCGGCCCCAATCGCAAGTTGGTATTCTTGCATAAGCGTATTCTTGCGGCTAGGGTCCTGTTTCAGACGTTCGCAAATTTCATAGGCCAACCGGCACGCAACGGCCTCTATAAAGTAAGGAGGCCACGCCGATTGGTTTAGTGTGCTACTTAAATAAACAATTTGCAAAGGCCCGCTAATGTTGGTTAAAATCTTCCCGTTTTCAATGCTGTACGCGTCGCGCATGTTTTCGGGTACATTGTAAATGCTTTCAAGGCGTAAGAAGTCGGCGGGCAAAGAGTATTGGAAATTGTACTCAAAGGCCGGAGCGTCGTTGTCCTCGTTTATGGAAGCACGTTTGAGCGCAAACGCCCACGCATAAATGGATAGTTCAAAGTTTAATACGCCTTCATAAATGGTATTGATAACGCGCGCACTTTCCTCATCTGCGGTAATGGAGGTAATTTCACGCAATCCTAATTTCGCAAGCGCTCGGTTTGCAATGTCTAAATCTAAATTGGTATAGGTCATAGTACGCCTCGTTTTTATTTTGGGCTAGGGGAGTTTGTGGCCCCCCTAGCCGACCGTATGCTTTCAACACACGGGAGGAAGAATTAGGCCGCAAAGTCAATGGCAGCGCATTTGGCTTCTTCCAAGCGGGTGGCTCCAATGGCGTATTCCATGTAGATTTGGGTGGCATTGGAAAGGTCGGTACGTTTATCAACGGACACAACAAAATCTTCCCATTTGCCTAAACCTACGCCGGATTTGCAGAAAATCGGGCAGCGGTATACGTTATTGGGGCTTTCGGTGGTTCCAATGTTGGTGGAAGATAAGTTATAGCGTACGAAGTTCACGCCCGCGTACGGAGATAACTTTTTACCGGCCAACACTTTGCCGTCTTGGTAGTCCACGGAAACGTAGAAACCGGCGTTTTTGAGCGCGGCTTCAACGGTGGGCGGCACTACCATGTAAATTTCTTCCTGTTCAATGTCAACGTTTTGGGCTTGTAATTTGGCAATAGCCAAGTCAATTTTGCCCAATACGTCGCCGGAAGCGTCGGTTTTGGCTACTAACATGTTGGTGGTATCAAACGACGCGGTAGACGCGGCGGCTTTACCAACTTTGTTGGAGCCAAAATAGGCCGAAATAATCGTTGCGTCAATGTCGCGGTGGTAAGCCGATAACATGGATTTAACGATACCATCTTGCGGGTTTAACTCCATTTTGATACTGTCAAAGGTATCAATGATGTAGGCCCCGTTTTTCATGGTCGGTTCATACCAACGGCGCGTACGCGAAACGTTGGTGTTCGGCGTTTCTTCTAAGCGCGTAGAACGCGTGTGCGTGCTAAACGTGCCTAATTGGTCGGCCGGGGATACGGTAACGCCCTTTAGCCCGCCTTTTACTGTTACACATGCTTCCAGTTTGGAGGTGGTCTGTTGGGCGAGTAATTGCAAGGCATTTGCGAATTTCAAAGTAATTTGATGGTTCTCAATGCCTGCATAGTCGCTAGGTGTGTAGCTCATCTCTCTTTCTCCTTGGGTCAAATAACCCTATTTGTTTTTTTGCCCTTTCCTCGCGGGCTTTTTAGGGGTTTCCCCTAAATCGGTTTTTGCCGGCTTTTTGGCCGGTTCTTCTTTTACTTCTTCCGCTTTGGTGGTCGCGGGTTCATCCGTTACGGTTTCCGGCGCTTGCTGCGCGGGTTGCTCTTTCGGCTCTTGCGGCACGTCTTTGGCCGGTTCTTGGGCAAGCACGCCTTCATCTTTTAGGTCGGCTTCCAAGTTATCCACCATCGGTTTAAGGTTGCTATAAAGCCAATCTTTGCGTAGTCCGGCCGGTCCGCGCCGTACTGCCGCTTGGAAAAAGCGCATAAACTGCCCTCTTGTAACGCGTTCTTCTGCCATAGTTATTTACCTCCTATCATGGCCTTTGATACTTCGTCAAAAAGCCGCATGGCTTCGGGGTCATTGGCCATAAACTTTTTGCCAAACTCTTTATCGTTTTGGAGTTCGTGCATTTTGGCGGCCGCTTGTTGCGGGGTCATGCCGGCAACGCCTAATTTACTCGCGCCACTTTGTCCTTTTAGCGGGTCATCCATCATGGTCTTGCCGATGTTAAACAAGAAGGTCAACATGGTTTTGGACCCTAACGCATGCTCCAAGGCGTTCAATTTGGCCTCGTCGGTAATACCAAACTTGCGTGCGGCTTGGCGGGCAATCTCGGTATTTTTATCGGCGTCCGCGCCCCACTCTTTGTTTAGTTCTTCCATCTCTTTGGCCTGTTGCGCGTTGTAGGCGTCTGCCTGTTGCTTAGCAATTTGCTGCACAAGTCCGTTGTAAGCGGTGGCCAATTGGGTGGCCTGTTTGCCGGAAAGCCCCGCCTCAAAGAGTAAGGGTTTTACGGCCTGTGCAAATTTGCCGTCATCGCCATCGGGCACGGGCAAGTCATATTTATCCGCGCTTTCGGGGCGGCCTAACTTGCCATAGAACGCGGCAATTTCTTCCGCGCTCGCGTTTTCTTGCGGGATAGCCACTTTGCTATCTGCCGCTTTCAGCGCGCCAATAAGGTCGGCGTTGCTGTTAAAACCGTGCTCAGTAATATAGGCGCGGTCTGCTTCTTCAAAGCCCTCTAAAAAGGCCTCGTTTCCATTTCCTTCAATTGCCATACTGTTCTTCCTCCCTTGCAATTTCGTTTAATTTCTCATCGGACAAATTTATCATCCCCATAATATGATTGAGTACATCTCTTCGGCCGATGTTTATGAAAACCTGTTTTTCGTCAATCGGTGTTCCTGTGCCGCGTGCCGGATTGTTCGGGCATAACTTTTTAAGGTCTGCTAGTACAATCTTGGCCGCTGCGCTTTGCGCTTCGTCCTGTGGTGTAAAAACAGTACGGTACGCAAGGCGCTTGCGAAACATCGTTTGAAACCAAGTCATTAGTTTTTTCATCTAAATTGTGCTCCTGTTTTTTCTTGGGCCTCGGCCATGTTCTTGGCGCTTTGGCTGATAACCGGCGCGGCTTGCAACATTTGTTGCGCCTGTGCCAATTGTGCGTCGTTCATGTCTGCTTGCTCTTTTTCTTCGTCGCTGTTAAAAATCTCTACCGGCGCGCCGTACACTTGGGCAATCTTTTTGAGCGCACGCGGTGCATTGATTTGATTTTTAATAGTGGGGTCAAAGTTTTGTAAGGCCCCGGCCACTTCCAACGTTTGCAAAATGGCCTTGCCTTCTTCGGCTTCTTGCGCCCGTCTAATCGGGCTTTCGTATTTGATTTGCAAGGTGGCTTGTCCGGCTGCCAACGCTTCGGCAAGTTCGGGCGGCATTTGTCCTAATTGGCCGGCACGCTCGCAAATTTCAAGTTCCTTGGCAATTACGCCGCTTAAAAGTTCCTTTTCAATGCGGCTTGTAGTGGGGCTTAGTAAGGTAGCCGTTTCTTGGGCACGTTGCAAAACCTCCGTTGCGGTCATATCGGGTTTGTTTACAAGCACGTTAAATAGGTTTAAGTCAAACCCTTCGCGGATAACGTTGCGCAAGTCCTGTATCATCTCCAAAGAGAAAGGCAACGTATTGGGCATTTGTACGGCTTGCACAAGCGGCCGTCCGTTTGCGTCTACGCCGCCGGGTATGATTGCGTTGGGTTGGCCAACTTTGGCCACATTGATAATATCCTCATTGCTTGCCAACCAAGTCGGGTCGCTTTGGCGTTGTGCCACACGGATGTTGCTGCGTCCCATGGCCATAAGTTGCTTTACTTCCGGCATGAGCAACATGGTGGGGGAGTATCCGTAAGGGTCTTGCAAGGACGGCAACACGTCATAGCGCGGATAGAAGAACGGGCAAATATCATAGCCGCCTTCGCTGATGAGTGTTTTGGTGGTCAAACAAAGATAGTCGCTTGCAAACTTTTTGTGCGGTCCATCTATGCGGCCGGGGTCATAATCGGCATTGGGGTAAACGGCGTGCAAGAAGGTCCACTCTTTGTGTAAGTCATTGCAAACTTTGATTTCTTGCGGGGCGTTCTCTCCAAACTCTTGGAGCGCTTGGCGCGTATCCAAGATAAATTTGCGAAAGAATACATCCATTTCCCCATACGCATTTTCGGCCACAAAAAACTCTTTCACGGGCCATGCTTTGTAGATAATCCCACGGCCGGGTTCTTCCATTACACTAAACGGCCCGTTTCCATAGTAGCCGATGTTGCGTAAGTCCTCATTGTATGCGGTAGAGAAAGAGCTGCCAGAGCCGTAACGCACGGCAAACAAACGGTCGCGCACGGCCTCTAAATATCCACGGTACTTTTCGTCTAGGTACTCATCGCTAACGGTAAGCCCGTGCCATTTTTGGGTTTTGGGTGTGGTAAGTCCGTCAATTGCGTTGGCCCATTTAGGTACTGCCAAGGCAAGGGTGCTATCAGTTTTGCGGCCGCCTTTGTTAAATTCTCCCTTGCCATATTCAATGGTGTAACTTGCATTTTTGGGGTCTGCAAGTTCGGCAACACGCTGCCAAACGTTTTCCCAATTCACGCGGGCCGCTTGCATACGCTCAAGGCGGAAATTCAATTTGTCAAATTTATTGTGTTGCCGTGTATCCATATTATTCTCCTAAAAGGCGTTTAGCCGCGCTTTGGCGGTAGTCGCCGGCCAATACAGTGCTTGCTGCTCCGCGTTTACCCGCTAAGCGTTTGCGCGCCGCTTCAAGTGCCGTACTATTGTCGGTAATTGTCGGCACAACTTTGTTTTTTTCGGCTTCTTCTGCCGCTTTTTTCATGGCCCGTTCTTGGGCTTTGCCTTGCTTATGGGCGCTATAAGCCGTGGCGGCTGTGCTTCCCAATACCATGGCTCCTAATGCAATTTCTGCTCCTGTGCACATACTCGTTCTCCTTTGCTGCTAAAAATAAAATTCCGCGCTTGCTGTTAAATCTTGGCCGCTTCTTGGTCCTCTAAAACGCACGGCTTGTGATGTCTTAAACAGCACGGTGCTCATCATGGCGGCGTCCGCGTGGTCCGGGGATTTGCCGCCTTTTCTTTTCATTTCATCCTTGCTAAATAATTTCATTTGGCCGGAAGAGTTAAAAGAATAGGTAACGGCTGCAAGTTCGGTCAAAGTGGCACGGTCGCTAATCTGCAAATACCCTTTATCCATTAGTTCGCGCAAGGCGTCGTAGCACTCTGCACGCTTATTGATGTAGCGCCCCGTGTCGGTAGCGGCAGCGCCGCCCCTAAATTCGTAAATCTTAAATTTGGCCACTTCTTTTAAGCGGTCAATTACGCCTCCGCCCACTCCATCGCCGTCTACAATAAGGCGGTTAAATTTATGGGTACGTCCGGCTTCGGCCACACGTCCAACGGTATACATGAGGTCTTGGCCGTTCCACTCTTCCGTTACTACCTCTTTCCATTTAAGCGGCCCCGCGTATTCCCATACTTTGAGCACGCAACTATCTGCGCCGTACCTTGCAATATCCAACGCGGCAATACGTTCGCCGCCGGTGTAGGGTAAATCGTTTTTGGCCGCCTTATCCAATACCTCTTGTGTAAATAGCGCGTCCTCGGCTGCGGCCGCAAAGTCGCAAAGGTATTCTTGGCGGTATTTGTTTTCGGGGGTTTCTGCTTTGATTTTTGCTAGTTCTTCCGGGGCAATAACTCCCGTTTCATCGGCCCGGTACATACCGGCCCACCAATCCCCATCGGGGTCTTTGGCGTGTTCTTCTACGGCATGTTGGTAGATTTCAAAGAAAGCGTTTTGGCCTTTGGGAGTTCCAAAGAAAAGCACCCACCCGTTGCGGCTTGTAAGCATAGGGCGGATGATTTCGGTAAATACATCGGGTTTGATTTGTGCGTACTCATCCAATATAACGCCATCCGCGTAGGTTCCGCGTAAGGCGTCGGGGTTATCGGCCCCGCATATCCAAATACGAGAGCCGTTTGGCAAGGTTACGGATAACTCTTGCTCATTATAACGCACGCTTTGGCGTACCTCTTCTGGTACGTCTTTGCCTTTGTAAGCGCTTGTATAGCGTTTAAGATAGTCCCATGCAATGAGTTTGGCTTGTTTGAGTAACGGGGCAATGTAAAAGTAACGGCCGTTAGGCAACGTATTGCAAACGGCCTTTTTTATCATGTGGTTTATAGCGCAAACGGTTTTACCCATTTGCCGGTGCGTAACAAGTACACAAAAACGGTGGCTTTCTAATTGCGGATGGATGAGGTCTTGCGGGTGGCGCGGTTTATAGGGTATAACTACGCGGAAATTTGCTTTGGGTTGGTTACTCATCTTCGCCCTCCCAAGCGGTGTGCACGGTTATATTGCCGCTGCTTTCCACTTTCTCAATGTAAAGTCCACACAATTTGCCTTTTAGTTCGCTTGCTTTAAGTGCGGCTTTAATATCGCCGGAACGTCGTGCCAACGTCCCAAGTTCGTCTAATTCGGCAAAATGTTGTTCTTTGGTATAACTAAATTTTTCTTGTTCTTTGTTGCTTTGCTGCTCTAAAAAAGAAATAATTTGAGGTTTTTTTAGGTTTTCGGCCCCAATAAACGGTGCGGTTTTGGCAGAATATCCGGCGGCAATGGCTGCTTTGGTAGCGTTATTACCATTGGCAAGGTATTCTTCACAAAACTTCTTTTGCTTGGGTGTTAAACCCTCCGTTTTTGGCACGAAAAAAGCCCCCGCACTTTAAGTACGGAAGCATAAGAGCGTACAGCAAATTGTTTTGTGGACACTATCAGTATTGACAATAATTTTTAATTTGTCAAGTTTTTCTTTGAAACCCACCCATAACCCGGCAAATATCTTTAATATCTTTTGGGTCAATTGGCTTATTGGGGTGGTCATCATCTATAAGATATGTAGCACACGCGAAACAGTTTTTACATTGCAAGCAAGCCATATAAGTCCTCCACCAACCATGGCCACAATACTTCACATATACCAAATATCTCTTTGGCCACAAGCCGTATTTCCCATTGGGCATGGCGGTCAAGGCGCAATTTCAAAAAGTTGCGGATGGCGCGGAAGTTCATGTTTACGCATAGCGTTGTTTCTAGCCCTTGGGGTAACAGCATGCGGGCGTCCTCTTTCTTTACGCC